GGGAGTCAATCCTTTTACCAGGAAGCTCCCGAACGCCTTCTTAAACGATCTCTCGGCGTTGAAGAAAAGGACACTGGCAAATCCCCGTATGAAAGGCGATGGAGCGACGATGTAGCGGCAAGCCTTCATCACACTAGCAGGATAGGCCTCCTGCTTGATGAAGACTTTCACTTGATCGAACACACGGTCGAAGGTGTCTTTCACACGGTTCAGAACGGCTTCCACAGCCAGGCGAGCGCCGGCCATGTACTGGTCCCTGTCTGCTTGGGAAAAATTGGGATGTTCACGTGAGCGCTGTTCTGCAACAGCCTCGGCTTCGTCGGGGTCGAAGTTCTCCCTGTGGGGCACCACGCGGTCTACCAGATCTTCCGCCACGGCTGCTTCAGCTTCGGCGGCCTCGCGAGTGGCGGGGTTAAGAGGTCGCAACACCCTTTTAAAAAGACCCGATATGGCATTTAGACAGCTGGTGGGGTCAGGAAAACATGAGAAGACATTGCGGATGAAAACAGGGGCCATTCTACAGTAGGAGTTGGCTCGACGCTCGGCGTCGTGCGCAACATCCCGCATCCGAATGTACCCTGTGTTGGCACCCGCAAGTTGCCGCATAATGAATGCGGAGACCCTCTCCACGTCCTCCCCGGTTCTTAGGCGGTCAACGGCATCGTGAAACACTTGCGGGAAGAGATCCCGCAACGTAACGCGATAGCCCCTGACATAGGTGCCCTCGACCTGGGGTTCGTCCATGTGGCGTGAGATGATATTACGTTGAATCTCATTGGCCGCCACTTTGGAGAGGATGTCTTTCCATAGTTTGTCGCCATTTCTGGCTGCGCTGTCGTCCACTAACAGAAGGGCGGTGAATAACTCATCGTTGAGCTCGGTGTCATTCCCCCTTGTGTAATCCCGGGTGCCGTAATTGGCGGCTCCCGCGCGGAACGTCCTCACAGCGGACAAACTTTCCTTCATGCCCCCTCGGGCGATCTTCCTTCCTCGGGCCGCTATCCACTGTTCGAGGGAGAACTCAAGCTCGAATCTCTCCTCGTGGACAGGATCTGCTTCGGATGCGTTGTAGGACTTAACGCTCCCAACATACCTGACCCAGTGGAATTGGCCTTTGGGTTTTTGTAGATCAGCGCGGTGTGGAGTCTCAGGATAAACTGTTTCCAAGACCTTGTTTCCCTCCGCGTCTCGAGATTCCTGAGCGAATGGCGTGAGCACATCGAACTCAAAAACGGCGACGCGGTGAGGAACAGG